ATGTTCAAGAAATTATTAACAGCTGGGGCATTAGCAGCAGCATTAATCGCAGGGATTGGGACTGCATCGGCAGATGGAAGGACATATTATTGTGAAGGGACAGGAATTACTGATAAACTTATTGTGGGAGATAGTATGTGGGTTGTTAATCCTTATAGAAATTTTGCAAACGTATTTAAATATAATGGGAGCACTTGGTATTTTAAAGGTAGTATTAAAAATTGTGGCAACGGAATATGGGCTGGTCACTATAGACGTTAATAAGTAAATAAGGTAAAAAAAGATAAAGCCTTACCGAAAAACCTCTTAATTATAGGCTTTCAGAACACTAGCAAACCTCGTTAAAATAACGGGGTTTTACGTAATTATATCCTCTGCTTTTTTTATCAACCTGTTGTAACTCCCTTTCATAATATCGGTTCAAATTCTAATTTGAAATAAAAATATACGCAATTTCTAAATTTTGAAATGGCAAAACCATCTGATGATGATTTATATTTAGCGCACATTATCAAATATGATTTTATAAGTGATAAATTCAAATCGTAAGCTGCAACATTGTTGAAGGAATGTTTTATGTTTAAGAAATTATTAATAGGCGGAGCATTGGCCGTAAGTATTACCTTAACTGACGGTATTGGGACTGCATCGGCAAGCGTAGATATTCCCTGGATCAATTGTTACTCTTCTCCTGAAGAATACAATAATGGCATATATACTAAATATCTTGTTAAAGAGGGTATTGTTTTTCTTGATGTACGTCATGAAAATGGAATTAAATGGTATTTAAAAGGATTTAAAAAATTATATGTCTGTGGAATGAATGTTTATGTTGGTAAATATGAAGGTGTAAAGTAATAGAAAAATCTCCTTATTACACCTCCCTAATAAGCCTCATTTAAATAATGGGGTTTTAATTTCATTATGGGTAATAATATCCCGTTATATAGTTTCTAAAATTTCAGCAATGATCAGACAGAAAACAACGAACCACCGTTGACTAGTCCTGTCTCTTGATCAGATCTTCAGATCAACAGACTTAGCAAGCCACTGACGAAATCTGTTATTTTAGATTTGTGTCTGGAAATGGTCGAAAGTTGGGACGATATCCCCGGTATCACCGAACGCCGCGAATTTGCTGTATTACTATTAAATAAGGATAAACAAACAGCCGATACCTCAGAGCCAGAGCCAGATTATACCGTACTCTATGATAAGGCCCAACAAACACTTTTGCGGCTGGCAAAAGGGGGTTACCGCAGCGAGGCTGTGGGTATCGTGGCTAAATTCGGGGCTAAAAAACTGGGTGATATCCCTCAAGAGAAATTAGCTGAAGTTCTAAAATTAGCCGAAGATGCTTGGGTGGAGGAATAGTCATGCCGGAGGCACATGCAAAACTATCACCCTCAGCAGCACATCGTTGGCTACGCTGTCACGGCAGCCTGGCGATGGAAGCAGGATTTCCAAACACTGAATCACCGTTCGCACTGAAGGGAACAGCCGTCCATACCCTCGCTGCAAATGTCCTGCGTAATCGCCAAGACCCAACACTGGCGGGCGAGCCATTCACAATGGGGCAAACTACCGCCGAATATCTGGGGCAAAACGTCCTGCTTAAACCTGACACACCGTGCGTTAATGGGGAAATGGTGGAGGCAGTAGGTGAATATGTCGAAACGGTGTGGTCACTGGCTCAGAGCAATGAATTGCTGATTGAACAGCGCGTCGATTTTTCCGAGGTGATCGGCGTTGAAAATTCTTTCGGTACGGCTGACGCTATCATTATCAAGGGTAGTGAGCTGCAAGTACATGACCTGAAGTATATCCGAGGCGTAAAAGTGGACACCGAGGCAAATGAGCAACTAATGTTATATGCGCCCGGTGCCCTGAATCATATGCGGTTTAATTTCCGCGATGGCGATGATAAACCCGATTATGACGGTTACGCAGGTTGTATGTTTATTTCTGCCAATAATAAAGCGCGCCCTTTGGTTATTGACCGTGACCGCACTCCACTTACCGCACAAGATGGCCGCCCGTATTCCGGCTGTTACGTGAACGCGACTATCAGTATTTTCGCCTACGAAAACAACGGCAAAGGCATATCCGCATCCCTGTCTGGCGTTCAGTTCCTGAGAGACGGTGACGCATTCGCGGGCGGCGGTATTGCCTCTGTGGATGATTTTGACGATATCAGCGAAGGGGCTGACGCGGAAGCCGACGTTTTGGTTATGTATTCAATATGTGTATTCTGGTTTTATAAAGTCAATTTTAATGCCGAATAAAGCCAGTAGAATAAGACGATTGAACTAATCGAATGCTATCATGTGTATTGCTAGATCAACAGATTGAATACTTGACCCACCAGAGTCTTTGATGGTAGCTCCTGTCATCATGTTGTAGTGGCCAATTTGACCTGCTTTACCGAAGATGTTTTGAAAGACACGAAGATATGCTTCATTGGTTTGCTCACCATGGTTGATATACAGGTCGTCATGAATTGAGTGAGAGCCATCGTTGACCCAGGAAAATAGAGATTGGCAAATCAACTTGTCACGCCCTTCGAAGAGTGTACAGATTTCATCTTTACTCATTCCACCCCACATAGTGAAGTAGTTTTCCAATATGCGGCGTAATGTATTTTGCAGGCTGATACTAGAAATGTTTTTTGATTTCACATTTTCCCATAGAAGTTCATAGGATGAACGGATTGGATTAGTTTCATAACGCTCAACAACTGAACCATGCTGTAGCTTTTTGACCAGCCAGAAACTTTCCTCATTGAGTACTCCATCGGCTGGTCTGCTCCTATTAAAGCTGATCTCTTTGTGAAAATAGACATTATGAGTCAGTATAAATATCTGTTTGATCGAAGAGCTCTGGTTTCTTGCCTCATCCATCACACTTTTCATAAGACTGCTGACGATATAGAGAATATCGCTGTCTAACGAAGATATGGGATCATCAAACACAACTACCCGATTTGTTGTAATGCCTGAGGGGGATTGAGCCCCTTTGATGAGGTAGTAAAAGTACAAAAAAGTGATAAACGTTTTTTCTCCTTCACTCAGTGAACGGCCTGCATCCTCACCGTTTGCACGAATTATTCGATAGTGACAGTCTTCGTCGGCCTTAGCGATAGAAAAGGAATGGAAACCGAATTTCTGTAGTAGATCGTTGATTGCTGAAATAGTTGGTTGAATAGATGTAGTTTGTTTTTCCAGCTCTTTTACTTGATTTTGCAGACCTTGAAGCTGTATTTTCTCTTCCCTCAGGCTTTTTTCCATGCCTTGAATGGTTCTTGTCAGGCGATCCTTAGCTTGATGATATTGCTGCAAGTCGTCGGCTAATTCATTTAATACATAACGCCAGACTTGAGAAGTTAATGTCTGTTTCTCAGTTGTAATATTAGCCAAAGTTTGGTTATGACGGGTTGTCGCTTCATTGGCTTCTATCACCAAGGCCTGCAACTGTGTGATCAGGGGTTGAACTGATTCCAGTTCCATTTTTCGGCTTGGTTCATCAAGCTTGTTTACCAGTTTGGATTGATTGACTTTCAGTCGTTCAACAAGCACCTGGGATTCTGCATTAAACAGATCTATATTTAGGAACGGGTTATTAATTTCCACATTGCGCTGTATGGCAGCTGTTAATCGGTCGCTTGCCTTCTGGTAGTTCGTTTGCAACTCCTTTAGCGATTGTATGTCGTTGTCATAGGCTTCGCTAAAGAATGCCGCGAGATTATTAGAGAAATGATCATCCGTTGGCTGCTGGCAGAAAGGGCATGTCCCCGGGTTCTGCTCGTGATACTTACGACCTTGTTTTACCCAATCACTGTTACCCAGACGGTTGATGAGAGCTGCAATTTCAATGTCCTGACTCCCGACAATCACTTTTTGCAGTAATAGATTTCCCTCAATGATGACAAGATCATCGGCTAACAAATTTTCAAGCAGTGTGGTACATTCAATGCTATCTGAAAAAATAGTCTGTGCTTTTTGTTTCAGCTCTTCCAGCATGAGTAATTCAGCCTTATTCGATGCCTGCTCAGCTAACACCTTTACTTTAAAATTCTCGGCGTTTTTTCGTAGCCTACTGAATGCAGTCTGAAAATAGGAGTCATGTAGTTGTTTCTGCTTCCAACATTTATCACGCAGTGCAGGTTCGAGGTCTTCGAGTTCTTTGCGTTTACCGGGGTGTTCATCCGAACCATCTAATTGGATATTAAGGCTTGATATTCGGTCAGTTACTTTAGCTATTTCAGGCTGTAAACGAGCGATTTCGCGCTCAGCTTCAATCTGATTTTCACCCAAGGTAAAAACACCCTGTAGAGGACCATCCTGATTAAAGTTTCGATCAACGAAATCCCGGTTATACACCATCCGCTCAAGCTCTATGCCACTTTTCCATTGCAGTTGGCAATGCTCATGGCCATGCGCTTGAGCAATCACACGACTAATGGTCGTCTTACCTGTACCGTTTGCACCAAAAATATAATTGATGCGGCGGAGATCACTGAGCCTTGCAGGATTCTGGTAGGTAGCTAGCGGTAAATTGATTTGGATTTCGCCGATCATGTCCTCTCCTCAGAGTTCGCCTGAAAAGGCTTTTTTTTCTGATCGATAAGAAATTGTTGCTGGTAGCCTCGTTGTCTTCGCATTAGTTTTCAATCAACGTTGCTACCTTTTCTGAAATAACTTCGTATTCCTTTTGCTCATTGATAGGTACAATAGGAATCGGCATTACCTTGATCATTAAAATGTTTTAATCCATCTATTATCAGATTAAAGATGAAATAATACAACTATGGGTTGTATAAAAAGCAGACTTTGTTGGTAGTGCCAACAAAGTCTAAAAAATCATCTTTTATTCAGTATATTATAAATATTAATTAATGTTACTTCCGGCGTTTCTTAGCAAAATCATACGGCGTGATATGTTTTTCGCGGTTGGCATCCAGATAATCGGCCCACCACTGCACCATCAGTCTCCGTTCATCCAGATGTTTAGACGTGTGAATATAGGCAGCTCTGACATTTTTTCTTTCCACATGGCTTAACTGTCGTTCAATGGCATCATCGTTCCATAATCCTGATTCTCCCATTGCACCACGAGCCATTGTTCGGAACCCATGCCCACAAACATCGGTTTTGGTGTCGTATCCCATGCCCCGAAGGGCATTATTAACCGTGCTTTCACTCATGACCTTTTGTGGATCGTGATCGTTAGGGAACATGACTTCACAGTCACCGCTCAGTTCGCGTAATGACTTGAACAGAGTAACAGCCTAGCGACTCAACGGCACAATATGCTCCGTTTTCATTTTCATGCCTCGTTCGGAAAACTTAACGCCTTCAATGGATTTTCTTGTAGCCGGGATTTTCCAGACTGCATTTTCAATGTCGAGTTCTTCCCAACGCGCAAATCTCAATTCACTGGAACGGACGAACGTTAATACAGTCAGCTCCACCGCGATACGGGTGATTAAGCGTCCACGATAGCGAGAAAGTCGGCTCAAAAATTCAGGTAAACGTTCGTGGGGTAAGGCTGGGTGATGTTTAGATTTAACAGTAGAAAGTGCACCAGCCATATCATTAGCCGGATTGGAATCAAGGATATCATTCTGAACGGCATAACGCATGATGGAAGTGACACGTTGCTGTAATCGCTGGGCAATATCATGTTTTCCATCAGCATCAACGGTTTTGATCGGCGCTAACAGTTGGCTTGTCCGTAAAGTGGAAATATCCAGCCTGCCAATATGCGGGAATATATAATGTTCAAGGCTGCGTAGAATGCGGTTGCCGTGATCTTCGCTCCAGCGTTTGTTGCTGGCGTGCCAGTCACGGGCGACTTTTTCAAAGGTATGTTTTCCCTTTACTCCAGCATGTGCGTCTTTTTTCTCGGCTTTGGGATCAATACCCTGAGCAATCAGCTTTTTTGCTTCATCTCGTTTGGTGCGAGCATCAGCTAAAGAGATGGCCGGATAGACACCGAACGCCAGTCGGTCTTCTTTTTTATCAGTGGGGCGGTAGTACTTCATGCGCCAGTACTTCGAGCCACGTGTCGTGACTTCTAAATAGAGACCACCACCATCGGTGAGTTTGTAGGTTTTTTCTTTGGGTTTTGCTGTTTCAATTTGTCGTGCGTTTAATTTCATTATAAGGGGCACATTTAAAATAGAAGTGTAGGTGCCCCTGATTATGCCCCGCCGTGCATGTTGATTGCAATAGACTAGAGTAGACCTAAAAAGAAAACGCCTGATTGATTTATCAGGTATTTCTAGGAGTTAGTTTACTAGTGTAGACGTTAGTAAACTTATATTTGGTGCCCAGGGCGGGACTTGAACCCGCACAACCTAAAGGTCGAGGGATTTTAAAAATTTTATGTGTTACTTACAAAACAGTAACTTACTGAAAAATATCAAGTTAATATTTACTAATGTATATAAATATAAATTAATGTGTATTTACGTCGCCACTTTTTTTGGAGTTTTTAGTTTTTTTTGAGTTTGTCGTAAGGGTTGAGTGTGACTGCTGCATCCAGATGATCTGGAGCGAAGTGTGCGTAACGCATCGTCATCATAATAGTAGTATGACCCAATATTTGTTGTAGTACCAAAATGTTCCCGCCATTCATCATAAAATGTGATGCAAACGTATGTCTGAGAACGTGTGTGCGCTGCCCGGTAGGTAAATCAATAGCTGCTTTTTTTAATGCCCCTTCAAATGCGTCATAGCAATTTGAAAATAACGCCCCACGCCTTTTAGGCAGCAACTCATACAAATCTTTCGAAATAGGGACGGTTCTGTTTTTATTACCTTTGGTTTGAGTAAAGGTAACTTTATAAGGCATCACCTGAGATTGAGATAATGATTGCGCTTCTCCCCATCTTGCCCCAGTAGCAAGGCAAAGGCGAACGACATAACCCAAGTCTTTATTTTTCGATTCATCGCAGGCAGCAAGCAGGCGCTTTATATCTTCGTCATAAAGAAAAGCTAACTCTTGATCGCCTTCTTTAAACTGGCGAACGCCATCAAGAGGATTGCTACCTTCCCATTCACCCAGTCTTTTTAACTCTGAAAAAACGGAATGCAGGTAAGATTGTTCTCGGTTAACGGTTGCTTGTTTTGGAGCGGCTTTGCCTTTTGCATTCCACTTTCCGTTAAGGCGGTGCTCGCGATAAACCGCGAACATATTTTTATCAAACTCGGTCACATAGGGATCACCTAATCGCAAGCAGATTGCATCCAGTTTAGATTTTCGTGAGTGACCCGAATTGAGCGTTTTACCGTGCATTTCATACCAGCGTTCAACGAGGTTACTTAATTTAATAGCCTGTTTTACGCTATCCGGTGAGACGTTTTTGGGGAATAGCTTTCTCTCAAAAGCCATAGCCTCGCCTTTGGTTGCGAACTGCTTTCTTATGCGAGTACCAGTTTTACCATTGGGGTAGCATTCGCAAATCCATTTACCAGAAGATAATTTTCTAACGGTCATAGGTTATTTTATTGCTCATTTTTTGAAAGTTAATTAAACGGCCAATAACGCGGTTGACCATATGGAAAAACAAAATAGGAAATAAATATTTACAGCCTTAATTAATAAATATATACCAACTAAGGACTGTAGTTATTTATTCCCTATGCTTTCGATATGTCTTTTGTATGCAAAATCATGGCTAACTTCTGGTAACTTTAAGCGCGACGCCTCATTCATGGCGCGATAGTTTTCTATTATTTCCTGTTCCTCTGCCGATATATTTATAGGATTAAGTCTGTTCCCTGTAATAATGTAAAGTGTATCAATTCCGTGTTTTGCTAATGCCTGTAAATACAACCCACCCAGAGGAATTTCGTCACGTTCATAACAGATTTGCTGAATAAGCGAATACCCGACCAAACTTGCAAACTCAGTCTGGCTTAATCCTAAGTGTTCACGTTTTTCTTTTATTCTACTTCCCATTGTGCTCATTAAAGTGTCTCCGACATATTTGGATGTGTATAAACTAACGATGCAAAAACAACCAGCTAGCGGTTGTTAATGTAACATTACGACACAAGAGAAATATATTCACAGATCACAATTACGTATTGTTATTATTTAATTAGTTAATTAAACCGTAGTTAACTATGTAAACGGTTAAAATTTGAATAATTATACATTTTTGACCTGTTTATTAGGTGTTGATTGCGCAAAAGCTGATCCTACCGCTCTCATGTTTGCGCGCGATTCTTCACTCATGGCACGATAGTGTTCAATTAATTTTTGTTCTTCTTGTGATATTTCTGGTTGAGTGGAACGTACACCAGTTATGATATATAAAATATCCATTCCTAACTCAGACAATTTCTTTAAGTACTTGGTACTTGGAATCAGGAGATTTTTGATCATTTTCATAGTTCCCTTGTGTATTTTTATGTATCCCTCCTATATCAGCCAACTCAGATTGAGTAAGTTTAAAGTTCATCCTTTCTTCACGTAGCCTAGAGCCAGTGGTACACATTTTTTTAATTTCCTTATTTATAATTAACTATTTGCTTTCTTATCAGGCGTTGCTTGTGCAAAAGCAGAACCTACTGCCCGCATGTTTGCGCGCGATTCATCACTCATAGCGCGATAGTGTTCGATCAGTGCTTGTTCTTCCATCGATATCTTTCCCTGTATAATGCGCTGCCCAGTCAGAATAAACATCACATCTGCGCCTATTTCGCTAAATTTTGAAAAAAAAGATGCTTTGGGTTCAGTTTTTCCTGCTTCATAGTCGCAATACGTTCTGAACGCGACTCCACACATCTTTGCTACTTCACTTTGGGTTAAACCTAATTTCTCTCTTTCTGTTCTTAGACGATCACAGATTTGCATTTTTTCGCAATTCCTTGTTGACACATTGCAGTTTTCTGCAAATAATAGACATATTCATAACTTAACGGATCACAATATAACATTATGTCACACGATAAACATGTTCGATTGTCACGATTGCCGAGAGGCGTAGCCTCTGGAAAACAAGTTGTAATACGGTTGTCCTTAGAAGAGAACGAAGAGTTGGAAGCCTTGTCACTCAAAGAAAGCCGCTCTAAAGCAAGTTTAGCTCGGATTTATTATTTGGCTGGGAAAAAATCTTCCCAAGTTCAGGTGGAATAGGTAGCTAATGAAAAACATCATTATCAATTATTACGTTGTTTCACCTTACGTTTCGATTGGTAGATATGCTGAGCTTAGTGGTATCCCTGAAAACACTTGCCGTGGCATGGTTAACAAAGGCGAGATAATCATCCGGCCAAAGAAAGGGGCTAAGGATAAAATTCAAGTCAACCTGATCGCCATGCTGCAAGATGCAATCGAAAATAGTTGAAGTACTTAACCATACTGTAAAGGTGATGCAATGGCGAATACTGAACCGTGCCGCGCGGTATCACAGACCGTTGATGAAAGAATTGACGGCATGAATCATACCGCTAAAGCCCATGCCATTATTTTTAAACTGTCTAAAAAAGTGGCGAGTTAAACAGCCAGCTGGCTGATTTTATCGACATGATGCGCGATCGCAATAATAACCAAATCCGAAATAATGAGCGGGTATTGCATTTAATATTCCATTTGGCGGGTTTTGATAAATCGCAATTTAATAACAAACTTAAAGACTTCACGGTTGAAGAGCAGCGTTCATTAATTTCTGCCATTCATCAATTTAAAGCGGTCGCGGGTTTGTTGCCGAATAAACTGATAATGCCTGAATTAATATCGCATTAATTTATCGATTTAATTTAATTGCTTTTATGTGCCAACGCACAGGGTTTCTTATTATCTAAAAAAAGGAAATCGAAAAATGAATATACCCGACCCTATCTTTACCCCTGCTGAAATAAACACCGATGACCATGCGGTCATTATTGAACGCTGCATCAAACAAAATCGTGAAGATGAAAGACGTGTCAGGGCAGATGGTCACGCTTCGCGCCTGCGTCACTTCGCCATGATTGCGAAACGGGATCGCTTAGATTGCGATGCCATTGTCAGCCTGCTGGAAAGCGAGGCCAGTGAAATAGAGCGTCAGGTGCAAGAGTGGAACTATGTTTGATGTCGATATTGATTACGCCTGCCAACAGGCTGAGGAAATACTGGCGCGTAAAATTGCACAGCATGTAAACCGTCCCGTAGGTATTTCAGCATTTGAATGTGAAGACTGCGGCGAACCAATTATTGAAATACGCCGTATTCAGGTTCTTGGTTGTTCCCGCTGTGTGGATTGTCAGGCTGATTTTGAATTAATTAATAAACATTATCGGAGTTAATAAAATGAATAAAGGCACGGTACGTACAATACGTAATTTAGGAATAAGAAGTGTTGATTTTAACGTTATAAGTAGTGGTGATAAAAAAGCTGTATTTAGAATGAATGACCATGAATATAAAAAAGGTGATTTTCTTGGATTGTATGAAGTTGATGATAAAGACAATTTAACTGATGATTTTATTATCGTAAAAGTGACTGACGTCGGGTTATGTATTCAATGTGTGTATTCTGGTTTTATAAAGTCAATTTTAATGCCGAACAAAGCCAGTAGAATAAGACGATTGAACTAATCGAATGCTATCGTGTGTATTGCTAGATCAACAGATTGAATACTTGACCCTGACGTCGAAGTCATTGATAGCGATTTGTATCCGCATATCGGTGGGGAATTTGTTTTGCTTTCGTTTGAATTATCTTCTCTGAATTGTGTGCTTGCATGAGTCTTGTAGAAAAAGCAAAACAAAACAGCGGCGCACAATCCAAACCGCGCCGCCAATACAGTAAATTTCAGCCAGAGATGCCACAGATAGCAACTCTGGCTGAACGCATTATGTGGGAAGTTAATCCCGACGATTACACATGGTGTCACCAGTACTTTGGACACCTGCCGGATTCGTTGGCGGTTTACTTCGTCAATCGTTATGCCAACCTCTTCAAGTCAGGTCGCGACGGTCGTCGCCGGGCTAATATGTTTTTGCGCCAGTTTAGCAAGAATGTATTACCCCGGTTCAATCTGGTCAGCGAGCAATATCAATTCCAAAGCCTGGTCGTGGGTGCTGCACCTTTTCCTTTCATTGAGCAACTTGACCGCCTTTCTACATTAGGCCGTAAAGAGATCAAACTATTGGCGCACGGTGTGGCGCGGTATATGACTGACAGTTACGAACATTTCGTTAATCATTCAGCGACTCCAGACAATGAGCAGGCAGCCCGTCAAAGGTTAATTTATATCTATACCCGATTGGCAAAATTGACCCAGCAGATTGGGACAACCGCACCTTATTCACAGCAATTCACCAAAGGGAGGGAGTTACCAACCGAAGATCAGTTATGCGCCAGTTTACTGCGCATGATGTCCGATCAATGGTGGTATGCCCGCTTAAAGCGCATGCGTGATATTCGTGCTGAACATATGGCCATTGCCGTGGGTCAGGTACAAAAAGCGGCTTCATCCTATGTCTCACGCAAGACCTTGCAGGAATGGACAGAACAGAAGCGCCGCAACTGGGAATTCCTGCAAGAGTTTGAGTTGGAAAATGAAGAAGGTGAGCGGGTTTCACTAAGCGATAAGGTCTTGGGCAGTATTGCTAACCCTGCTGTTCGTCGCTGTGAACTGATGGTTCGTCAGCGTGGCTTTGAAGATTTAGCCAATGAAATGGGTTGTGTCGGTGATTTTTATACGATCACTGCCCCGTCTAAATACCATTCGGCACACAGCGGTGGCGGTTTTGTGAAGAACTGGAACGGCGCAAGCCCACGGGATACGCAAAAGTATCTGTGTGGTGTCTGGGCAAAAATTCGGGCGGCGTATTCCCGTGCGGGGATCAGTGTGTTCGGTTTTCGTGTGGTAGAGCCTCATCATGACGGGACACCACACTGGCATCTATTGCTATTTATGCAGCCTGAGCATGTCGAAGAAATGCGGGAAATTGTTCGGAAGTATGCGACTCAGGAAGATGCCCACGAGTTAAACAGTGAAGCGGCACGCAATGCCCGTTTTCTGGTGAAGCCGATTGATCCCAAGAAGGGCAGTGCAACAGGCTATATCGCCAAATACATTTCAAAGAACATTGATGGCTACGCGCTGGATGGCGAAATAGATAACGAGACAGGGGGAAACCTCAAGGATATGTCTCGTTCGGTTTCTGCCTGGGCGAGCCGCTGGCGCATCCGTCAGTTCCAGCAAATTGGCGGTGCTCCGGTTTCTGTCTGGCGTGAGCTGCGTCGCTTGAGAGGTGATGAGCAGATTTTACCTGATGAGGATATGGATAACGTTCGCTTTGCGGCCGATGTTGGCAACTGGTCAGCCTATATTGAATGTCAGGGTGGGCCACTGGTTGCCCGTAAAGATCTTACAGTCCGCCTTGCATACGAAGTGACTGAACAAGGCAATGTCTACGGTGAAGATGTTCAGCGTATTTCTGGTATTTACTCGCCCCGTCTGGGCGAGTGCTCTTCTTTTATTACCCGTACTGTGAAGTGGAAGATTGTGCCGAAATCCAGCCCGCTGGCTGCGGACAAGGGTTTGGGTTTTGACCCTGTTTTTTCTTCCCCTTGGAGTTCGTCCAGCTCTACCGCATTTTTATCGTTGCGTTCACTGAGCAAGGCAATACGGCGGTTGACCGCCTCAATCACACTTTCATGGCTGAGCATGTCCGCCCAGTGCCATTTTTCCGCCCAGTAGTAAACAATCCGCCGATTGGGCAGATTCAGTTCACCGGCAATTTCAGCCGGGGTATAGCGGCGCAGGTACAGCGACTTCGCCACGTTAATTAATTCATCAGAATATTTCGCCATGCTTCCTTTTCCTGACTATCCTTTATTTCTCAGCCCTCATTATGCCGGGCTAATTTCCGCCTTACGCCCCGCCAACTTCGGTTCAATTCGGTTATGCGCCATATCCGAATTCATTCGCATTGCGCCTGTCGCAGCATTTTTTTGGATCCGCAATACTGTGGGGGAAGCAAACGAAAGGAATGCGATATGTCTCAGTTAATGACGAACTGGATATGTATTGCCATGGAGGGCGACACGGTTGATGGCCGGGCAATTGAACCACAATGGATCTTGGAAGCCGCCGAACTCTACGACCCTCAACTGTATACCGCCCGAATCTGGCCGGAACACGAACGCTGGTTCGGGGCGATGGGGGAAGTGCTCGCGGTCAAGGCCGAACGCGGGGAAGACGGAGCTTTGCGTCTCTATGCGCAACTGCGACCCAATCACCGCTTGTTGGATGCCAACCGGGACGGGCAACTGCTGTTTACCTCCGTAGAATTTACCCTTAGCGGTAATTTTCGCGGGACAGGCAAAACCTATCTGGAAGGACTGGCAGTTACTGATTCGCCAGCGAGTGTAGGTACAACACGCCTACAGTTTAGTAAAAACAAAAATCCTCATCGGTCAGGCGCGTATAAGCCACTGGTGATTGACGAAGTTAAAGATATTAAGGAAAGCAAGATGGCAAAGGCCAAAAAAGGATGGAGAAGCTTTTTTAACGTGGAAGAGCCGGAAGAAACCCCTGCCGAAACCACGGGTAACGATGCGTTGCAGGCAATTGCTGAGGCGTTGGCCGAGATGGATAAGCGAATAACCGCCGTCGAAAGCAAGCTGGAATCCACTGAACAGACCGTGGAAGAAGTACAGGAAGATGTCGAAACCGTTAAAGAGGTGGTGGATACCGAAGATTTTGCCTGCCTGCGCGATAACTTGCAGAAGATTGTGAAAAACTTCGGCAAGCTGGATACGCTGGCAACCCGTGTGCCGTCACGTAATCCGAAAGGCAATAAAAACGCCCGTTTTAAATTCCTATAACCGCGAAGGGAAGAACTATGCAATTAAATCAACGGGCACGGGAGTTTTTACAAAACTACTCTGCGGGATTGGCTGAATCTTATGGCGTTGAGAAAACCTCACGTTACTTCGCACTGACTGACCCAAAAGAAACCGCCCTGCGCAGTGCGCTGCTGGAGGCGGTCGAGTTACTCAGTATGATTACCTGTGCCGATGTGGATCAGCTTTCCGGGCAGGTGGTGTCGGTCGGTAATCCGGGATTGTTTACCGGGCGTAAGAAAGATGGCCGCTTTATGCGTGCTACGGGTGTCGATGGTAATGAATACAAACTGAGAGAAACCGATTCCGGTGCAGCCCTGAAATGGAACACCCTGTCTATCTGGGCTAACTCCGGCAATGAACAGGAGTTTTTCCAGCGTATGCAGGCGTTTATCAATGAGTCGTTTGCGCTGGATATGCTGCGTGTCGGTTTTAACGGTCAGCGAGCGGCTGAGACCACTGACCCGGACGCGTATCCAAACGGGGAAGATGTGAACAAAGGCTGGCACCAGATTGCCAAAGAGTGGGACGGTGGCAAGCAGGTGATCACCCGTGCTGTGATATTGGATGAACACGGCGATTTTAACTCACTGGATGCGATGGCTTCCGACCTGATTAACACCTGCATTCCACAGCAATACCGTCATGATCCGCGTTTAACGGTGCTGGTTGGTGCGGATTTGGTTGCCGCCGAACAGTACCGGCTTTATCAGGCAGCGGATAGACCGACTGAAAAAATTGCGGCACAGATGCTGGGCAGTTCTATCGCCGGGCGTCCGGCCATGGTGCCGCCCTTTATGCCGGGTAAGCGTATGGTGGTGACGATGTTGCCGAACCTGCAAATTCTGACTCAGCGCAATACCCGTCAGCGTAAAACGGAATTTGCGGACGATCGTAAGCAGTTCGAAAACAAATACCTGCGCAACGAAGGTTATGCACTGGAAACGCCAGAGTTGTATGCGGCTTATGATGAAAACGCCGTGAAGATTGGTGCGGTGGCGGAACCGGCTGAAAAACTGGGTACAGACTAATGTTGTCACCTGCTCAACGCCACCGGGCAGAGGTTGCACTTCGCCAGAAACTGGAACGGCAGCAAGCGGTTGCCATTGCCGATGGCGCCAGTATGCACCTGCAAGCCCGTACCATTGAGCAGGATGTGAAGCGGCTGCGCCAGCTCACACTGACGGCAGAAAAGGTCGAAATGAAGCGGCAGGAACTGCTGCCCAATTATTTACCCACGGCACAACGCTATCTGGATGAAGGCGAGGTGTACTGTAACCCGATTTTCGCCTACTGCGTGATTTGGTTATTTGATATCGGGGAGTTCTCACAGGGACTGGACTGGGCGGATATCGCCATTGAGCAGGGACAGCTCACCCCCGACCATTTTCGCAGTAACTTTCCGGCGTTCGTGGCCGACACCGTGTTGCTCTGGGCACAACGGGAAGCGGAAGCCGGGAACCCCGTCGAACCCTATTTTTCAAGGACATTTCACAATGTCACCGAGAAATGGAAAGTTCACGAGAAAATCAAGGCGAAGTACTACAAATTCGCGGCGTTAAGCCTGTTAAGAGGGGATAACGCCGACATTAAGGCAAGTAGCGTGGACAGTCTGGATGTGCTGGCACAGGCCGATAGCTGGCTGGCAAAGGCCCATCAGTGCAACCCGAAATCCGGGGTGAAAACCTATCGGCAACGGATTGCCGCCCGTCTGCGGGCACTGACAAACGAAACGCTTAACCTTAATCAATAACGACTACCGCAAGCCGGAGCGGGCGCGGTGGAGGCAAAGCCATCAGGCATTTGGCCGTGGAAACCGGACAGCCCGCTTTTTCTTCAGGGAGGAACGCACCATGTTTAATGGCAATACCGTGGATTACCGGGACGCACCCCTGACCAATGACGGCTTTTGGCCGGATTTGAACCTGCGGGAATTTCAGGTCAATCGCAAGCTGCCTGCGGATTTGGATAACGACATGCTCGCCAATGCGCTGCTGGCGACCGTGGCCGAGATTAATCTTGATTTACAGCACCTGAAATCCCGTTTACAGGCCAAAGGTTATCAGGCTGCTGCGGCTGTGCCGGGTATCTCGATTAACGGCAGCAACGCACTGGTCAGCCAGTATAAAAGAGCCGTGTATGCCCGGGCAAAAGCCGATTTGATGGGGGAATACACCTCATTAGTCAGCCGTGCCCCCAATCCGGGGCAGGAAAGCCCCGACGTGCAAAAACGCCTGCTGGCTGAATCAGCGGTAACACTGCGCAACATGAAAGGGAAAGGACGCACAACGGTACGTTTGATATGAGCAAATTACAGCAACTAACCGCATTCTTGCGGGAAAATCTGCCAAAACGGATTTGTGAAACCGAATTTACCAGTGAAATGGACGAAATCCGCTTTATTCCGGCACAACGGGATTTAGGGCTGGGGCAATACCAGATGTTTGTCCAGCAATATGAGGCGGTGATTGCGTGGGGGCGCTTCCCCTATCGGGACTGTGATCCGCGCAATATTCCGCTGCTGATTGATAGCTGGCTGACCGGACAGGGTGACGGTTTTAATGATGCCAATGTCGAGCAGGAACGGCCCTCACTGACGGTGGAAGTGGATGGCGATACGGCGGTGGTGTTGGTGTCGTTATCATTGGCAGAGCCTGTCGTGATACGCGAAGACCCCAAGGGCATGATCCCGTTTGATGGCAGGCGCTGGTCACTGGCTGATACCGAAGTGTGGTTCGCGGAACAAGGTGCGGTGCACAGTGTGGACGAGACAGGCGCCCAGATTGGGAAACGCCCGGCATGATCCACGGCCAGTTAAATAGCAACCAGCTTAAGGAACTGCAAGACGCATTAAGCAACCTTGAGTTACCGGAAAAGAAACGGCAGCGCCTGTTATGGCGTATCGCAAAATATGGGTTGATTGATGCAGCAAAACGCAATGTACGCAATCAGCGCTCGCCGGAGGGAGAAAGCTGGCCAGTCAGAAAAAGCTCGTATCGTAAGAAGATGCTCAGGAATATGCCGAAGCTGCTGCATATCCGGGAAATGCCCGACATTGATGCGGTACGGGTTTATCTGCAAGGCGGACATTACCGCAATGGCAATCAGCCAGTCCCTGCCGGGGTTGTCGGGTATGCTCAGCAGCAAGGGATGCGCTTTCAGGTCAGTCGGCAGCAGGTGAAAAAGACCGTTGACCGTGAACGGATGGCAACCATTAAACAGGCTAAAAAGCTGCGTGATTTGGGCTATCAGGTCAAAAAGGGCAAGCGCTGGCGTAAACCGCCGGTAAAAGAAATGACCGCCAATATGACGTTTATTCAGGCCGGGACGTTGATCCGCGAACTGAGCGGTGAAACAGCCAAAAGCGCATGGACAGTGGATGTGCCTGCCCGTGCATTCTTAGGCATGAATGATGACGAGTTCAGCAAAGCGCTGGCTCGCCAGCTACAAGGGATTGGATATGGCGCAGGGTAAGCGCCTCAATAAAGGATGACATTATGTGGCCACATGTTCAGGTTAACCAGATTAACCAACTGCAAGGCGAAACCAAGGAGATTGAACGGGTATTGCTGTTCGTGGGGACAGGCAAAACCAACACAGGCAAAACCATTTCTGTGAATACCCAGACGGACTTTGATGCCGTATTGGGCACGGCAAGCACGGCTCTCAAGCGTCAGGTACGGGCGGCGATGGCCAATGCCGGGCAAAACTGGTCGGGCTATGTGCATGTATTGCCGGAACTGTCTGATGAACGGGCGTTCGTGGATGCGGTCATTGCGGCACAGACCGTCGCCAGTGTTGAAGGTTACGTGCTGACCCGCGGTGCGACCAAAGAGGTGATTAAGGCCGCACAAACCTTGCGGGCGAACACCATTGCCAAGTTTGGCCGCTGGCAGTGGGCGATCCTGTCGGTGGATGGCCCCCAGTCTAAAGAGCCGTGGGCGGATTACGTCACCCGTCTGGCGGAACTGCAAAAAGGGGAAGCTGTGCCCTCGGTGCAATTGGTGCCGTGTCTGTGGGGCAATGAGGCAGGTGTACTGGCCGGGCGCTTGTGCAATCGTGCCGTCACGGTGGCCGACAGCCCCGCACGGGTACAGACCGGGGCGTTGATGGATTTGGGGGCCAGTGACTTCCCGAAGGATGGCACAGGCCTGCCGATTGATCTGGCAACCTTGCAGGCACTGGAAAAACTGCGTTTCAGCGTGCCGATGTGGTATCCCGATTATGACGGCCTGTACTGGTCAGATGGCCGTACACTGGATGTGGAAGGCGGCGATTACCAAAGCATCGAAAATCTGCGGGTGGTTGATAAAGTGGCCCGCCGGGTGCGCTTGCAGGCGATTGCCAAAATTGCCGACCGCAGCCTGAACAGCACGCCGGGCAGCACCGCCACCCATCAGGCTTACTTTGCCCGCACCTTGCGTGAAATGTCACGCAGTACCGAGATTAACGGCGTGACGTTTCCGGGGGAAGTGAAGTCGCCGAAAGATGGCGATGTCACCATCACATGGCGTAATAAAAACACGGTGGAAATTTATATCACTATCCGCACCTATGAATGTCCGAAAGGCATTTCAGTGAGCCTGTTGCTGGATAGCAGTCTGGAGAAAAGCGCATGAGCCAACGTATTTCAGGCCAGTCGGTCGATTTTAATATGGACGGGGATCTGGTGCATGCCGAAAAGGTCAATCTGTCCATTACCGATAACACCGCCGCTGCCCAGACGCAGGGCGTACCGGATGGCTATATCGCCGGGGATGTGGCGGCGGAGGGTGAGATTGAACTCAGTACCAAATATCTGGAAATTGTCACCGCCAAAGCGCGTTCAGCCGGGTCATGGCGGGGTATTCAGCCCGTTGACCTGATGTGGTACGCCAAAGCCGGGAACGAAGAAATCAAGGTGGAGGCTTACGGCTGCAAGCTGATTGTCAGCGACATTCTGGACGTTGACCCGAAAGGTGGCAGTGTCATGACACATAAGGTGAAATTTGTGGTGACCAGCCCGGACTTTGTGCGCATCAATGGCATTCCCTATCTGGAAGCGGAACTGACACAAAGCCTGATAGGGTAAGGATAGGCACTCATGGAAGAGCATGAAAAAACGTTTGTGACGCTCGTGCTATTGGGGGCACTGATTGCGTTAGGCAAGATGCTGACCGGCAATGAACCGATCACCTTACGGCTGTTTATCGGTCGTATTATTCTCGGTTCAGCAGTGTCAGTGATGGCAGGTGCATTGCTGATTTGGTGGCCGGGCATCAGCCCAGTTGCGGTTACGGGGATTGGCAGCGCATTAGGGATTGCCGGATATCAGTTAATTGAGGTCTGGTTACGTAAGCGCGGCAGCGCATTGCTGACAGGGAAGTTAAAGCAATGACACTGAGTGAAAAACAGCAATTATTTGCGGTATTGGTTGCCCAGTTGATCTTATGAGCGGACGAACGCGGCTACCGTGTGACGTTGGGTGAGGCGCACCGCGCCCCGGAGCAGGCGAAACTGAATGCCCGGAAAGGCACGGGGATTGCCAACAGTCTGCATACGCTGCGCCTGGCGGTTGATCTCAACCTGTTTATTCAGGGCGAGTATCAGACCCGCAGTGACGCGTACCTGCCACTGGGGGAACATTGGGAGTCGCTGGGCGGTACATGGGGCGGGCGCTTTTCCCGTCCCGATGGCAATCATTTCTCGCTCTCACATAACGGGGTGAAATGATGTCCAATGCCCGGACGCTCTATGTTGTTGTGGTGGCGTTGGCGTTCGGTGCGGGCTGGCGCGTCAATCACTATTACCGTGACAGCATCGAGCTGAACATCACACGGGCAGCAGCAAGCGCAAAAGAGGCCATGCGACAGGAGTTGCAAGCCATTTCCAGCGCCTCCGCCCGGCAATTAGAAGATAAACTGGAGGGGATCGCCAATGCCGCCCCGCGAGAGATTCGTACTGAAGTGGTCAAGCCTGTTTTTACTGCTGTGTGCGTTAGCCCTGAGTTTGTCCGGCTGTACAACGACACCGCCGACACCATCGGGCGAACCTTATCAGGAAAACCTGCTGAAAAAATGTCAGGCAATATTACCGAAATTAACCGGAACGACCGGAAATAATTTAGCCAATATCTTAATCGATTATTCCGCCTTATATGGCAACTGTGCCGCAAGGCATAATCAATTAGTGGACGAAATTAATAAAAGAAAGGAATTCATTCATGAGCAAAGAAAATAAAATCATTACCTTAATTATCGGCGAAACTGAAATTCATTTTGAACCGAATATCATTGCCTATAACAGCATGATTAATGACATGGCAATGGACAATAAGATTGTGCCGATTGTCACTTACCTGCGCCGCATTGTGCAGCCTGCCTCAAAAGCCGCGCTGGACGAATTCCTGCAAATCCCCGGTGCAGCGATGCAGATTGTGGAACGGGTGAATGCCGAATATGCGCCGAAACTGGATATCGAAATAAAAAACTGAATGCACGGGTTAAGGCCATTGAGAATAGTTTATTTGAACAGGTCTTAATATTACGCCGTCATTATTTACCGCATGAAAAAGATAATACGGAAAATTTAGCCCGTGCCATCTGGTTAGATAATCGTTATTGGGAAAATACGCGCATTGCCACGGCTAATGGCATTGCACTGGCGTTCAGGGGTGAACCATGAGTCAGGAATTAGATTTTACCTTAAGCCTGATTGATAAAATCACAAAACCGCTGGCAGGGGCGAAAGCGGCGGTGTCAGAGTTCGCCCAGTCTTCACAGGATGCGTTCGGCAAACTGGCGATTGGCGGTGCCGGGTTGGCCGCGTCATTCTGGTCAATCAAGGGCTTTCTTGACCCCGCCATTGAAATGGATGAGGCGCTGAAATCCGCCTCATTGCAGGGCATTGACAGCAGCGTGATGGATAAAGTCGCCAACGATGCCATGACGTTCAGTTCCCAGTATGGCAAGTCGTCGATTGAGTTTGTGCAGTCGGCCGCTGAAATCAGCAAGGCCGTGAACGGGCTGTCACACAGCGACCTGCCCCAGATGACGAATATTGCCAATACCACTGCCGCCGCCCTCAAATCCAGCGCCAGCGATACCGCCAGTTACATGGGAAAAATGTTTTCCCAATTTTCCAGTCATGCCAAGGCGGTGGGTCACCTCCAGTTTGCCGAAGAACTGGCAGGCAAGGCGGTGATCATGTCGAAAACGTTCGGCACGTCCATGACCGACATTGCTGACCTGATGGAAGGGGCCCGCGCCGCCGGAACCCAGTTCGGCGTCGGCATTGATGAGCAGTTGGCGGTCTTGGGGGAACTCAACCGCGCGCTGGGCGGTGAAGCCAGCGGCGCGTATGAGTCGTTTATCACCAATGCAGAAGCCAGCGGCAAGAAACTGGGGTTAAGTTTTACCAACGCCTCCGGGAAATTGCTGTCGATGCCGGAAATGCTGGAAAAACTACAGGCCAAATACGGCAAAAGCATTGAAGGCAACCTGAAAGCACAAGCCGAAATTGAAGCCGCGTTCGGGGATTCTGCCGTGGTGGTCAAACAGCTTTACGGCAATGTTGATGTGCTGCGCAAGAACATGACGGCACTGGGCGCGAATGATGGTATGAAGCGCACGCAGGAGATGGCCGAACAGATGGCGAACCCGTGGGAACGACTGCAAGTCATCTGGCAAAATATCCGCATTGCGGTGGGTTCAACGCTGCTGCCTGCGGTGTCTTCGCTGGTCAACAGGATGGCGAATACCAGCCAGCTAGTGGTGCGCTGGTTGAAATTGTTTCCCAATATCGCGCGCTGGATTGGTTATATTTCGGCAGGCATTATCGGATTCGCGGCAGCGGGTGCTGCGGCCAATATCGTGATGGGGGTGACCAAATTTATCTGGCTAGGCCTTAAGGGAATTTGGTCCGCCTGTACGCTGGTGATGAAACTGTGGACGGCGGCAGTCTGGCTTTGCAATGGTGCTGTTACCGTATGGAACGTCGGACTGAGAATATTACGTAATACACTGATGGCTGTTCGTATGCAGGCCATGTTAGCGGGCATTTCATTCAGCTTTATGACTTGGCCTGTCTTGCTGATTATTGCTGCGATTGCGTTGCTGGCTGTGGGCATTTATCTGCTGATTAAGCACTGGGATGCCATTAAAGCCGCCATTATGAATACCACGGCGTTTAAGGTTATCGCGGCCTGTGTGAAATGGGTTGGCGGGATCTTCGGCGCAGTCTTTGCCTGGATTGGTGAAGCGTGGGATAACCTCTGTAGCTGGTTCAGCAACTTTTCACTGGCGGATACGTTTTCCGGCATGGTGGACAGTGTCAGCAATCTGTTCAGTGGCTTATGGGACTGGCTGAAAGGGTCGTTCGGGGACGCCTATAACTGGATTATCGACAAGCTGAACTACATTCCGGGTATCAATATTGAAACCCAAGCTATTGAGAAGACGGTCACCGAACCGACCGGAAAAGCGGCGGCTCCGGTGCAGGAACAGCCCAAAGTCATGGGAGGAGCGGCAATACCCAATATGGGCATGGGCGTAAATCATCCCAAATTAATGACTCAGCCCAACGGAATTTTGCAGGGACAACCTCAAGCGATGATCCAGCCGGTGAAAGCCATTCAGCCGCCCGAAACCGAGGGCGTATTAACGGGTGGGAAAAAGCAGGGCATTGGCAAGCAAGGTCTGATGAAAGCGGTGACAACGAATTCACAGACCATCACGGATAACAGCCGCCGGATTGAAAATGTGACGCTGAATGTTAAGGGTAACGTCACACCGGCACAACTCACGGAATGGGAACAGGTGGCTTATGGATGAGCCGAAATACATTGATTTATTGATCACGGGCGGTAATTTTACGCTCAACTCAGGCAATGAGCCGCAATTTTGTCATAACCGCGTGTCAGTCGGTCAGGATTGTGTTCATGCCATTTTGGAAAGCGGCCTTGCCACGGAACTGGTGGCAGAGCGCAGCCCAACCTTGCGGGCGGATATCCGTACCCAGATTGAAATTCTGGTTGAGGAAGATGAGCGGATTATTCCGGGGACGGTCATCATTAATGAAGAAACACCAACGAAGCTGTGGATCACGGCAGAAACTTATGATTTTGGCCGACTGAGCGTGAGTGTGGGACATGGACACTAAGCCAACCCTTGATTATGAAAAGGTGTTGCGTGACAGCGGGATGCCGACCACGGAAGCCGACATCAGCAAAGCGTTTGCCAACGTGGTGGATGAAGCCGGGCTGGTGACCAATACCTCGCGCATGTCCCCGTTCTGGCGGCTGATTAACGCCCTTGTCACGCGCCCGGTGTTGTGGCTGAAAGAGGCATTAATCAATGTCACGCTGAAGAATATGTATCTGGCGAGTGCATCCGGTTCATGGCTGGATATGTTTGCCTGGGGCGTGAACCTGAAACGCAAGCCTGCTTCGGCTGCACAGGGGGTGATCCGTTTTTATAAAGCAGCAGGGGCATCTGCCGTGACGGTGCCCGCCGGAACGGTGATCCAGACCGAGCGCATTAATGGCGAAATCTACCGGGTCAGCACCACGGAAAGTGGTGTGATTGCTGACGGTGTGTCCAGTGCCTTATTGCCTGTGAGGGCAGAAGCCGCAGGCGGCGCATTTAATCTGGCCCCCGGTTATTTCCGACTCCTGCCCGTGGCCGTATCCGGTATTGCGCGGGTACAGAATGAAGAGGGCTGGCTGTTAACCCCCGGTGCGGATGCGGAATCGGACGATGATTTACGCGACCGTTGCCGCAACCAATATAACTTGGTAGGTAACTATCATACCGATGCAGTTTACCGGGGCATGATTGCGGCTGTGGCGGGCTTAAGTATTGATTGCATCTTCTTTCTGCATGATGCGCCCCGTGGTGCGGGAACTGCCAACGCGTATCTGTTGCTGGATTCGGGGGTAATCAGCCAACCTTTTATTGAGGCAGTGAACGATTACATCTCCAATCAGGGGCATCATGGGCACGGCGATGATATGCAGTGCCTGCCGATGCCGGAAACGCATCATAATTTGTCGGTCACGCTGTTTGTGGAAAATCTGGCGAACTACAGTCAGGAGCAGATAGTGACATTGAAAACCGATGTTGGAAACCTTATCCGCTGCGCCTTTCGGGAAAATACCGACTATCAGGTGAAGAAAACATGGCCCTACTCGCGTTTTTCTTTTTCCAGCTTGGGACGCGAAATACACCGTGAATTCAGCGAGATTGTATCACTGACTTTTTCATTGGGTGACATTCTCAGTGAACTGAGTGTACCGAAGCTGAAAACGCTCTCAGTGGAGGTGAAAAATGTCTGAGTTCAGGGAACGCCTTAAGCGGCTGGCCCTGCCCTCATGGATGGATAAGGGCGAACCTGCCAAATTATTGGGGGCAGCACGGGCATTCTGGACGCAGGTTTACGGCTGGCTGACATGGCCGCTGGCCCAACTGGACGCCGAAACCTGTACTGAGTCGTTGTTATCGGTGCTGGCCTATCAGCGGGATATCCAGCGTTTTAACGGCGAGCCGTTGCCGCTGTTTCGCAAGCGGGTGAAGTACGCCTTTATCAACGCGAAAGACGCAGGCAGTATTGCCGGATTTATTGCCATCTTTGAACGGCTGGGCGTGGGCTATGTGGAGCTACTGGAACGCCAGCCAGATATTGACTGGGATGTGATTATCCTGCGCCTTAGTGACGGACAGATAGCAGCCAACCCTGATTTGCTGATGAATATCATCCGTCAGTACGGGCGAACCTGCCGCCGTTATCGTTTTGAAGTGATAGCGAAAAACCAGTTATTGATGCGGGTTGGCAGTATCAGTGCAGACTATTGCACTTATGCCGCTGCCATTCCGACCCAGCCATTATTATTAAAAGTGGGGCATATCGCAGGCGTTGCCGTCTGTGACAGTGCCAGCCTCAAGGAAAGCACCGCACCGAACGTAACCTACGGTGCGTCATTATAAGGAAATAGTATGTCTTCAGTGATAACGGCAGACTTTGAAAAATGGAAGGCACAGCAAACCGCAGCGGGAACGACTGTGATACTGGATGAATTTGTCTTTGCGAATGTGCCGAATCTTGATCCGTCGAAAGAGATCAGCCGCAGTGAAAAATTGCCTGCGGCAAATCAAATCGTCCACCGTCAGGCAGTCAATAAAACCGGATTAGCCAGTGAGAACGCCGTGGCTTACAGCGTGACACTGGGTACGGAAGTGGGGAATTTTGATTTTAACTGGATTGGTCTTATCAATAAGGCCTCCGGTGTCATTGGCATGATCACCCATGCCCCCACGCAGAAGAAAATCAAAACCGCCAATGGCTTGCAGGGCAATGTGTTAACCCGTTCTTTCTTACTGGAGTTTGACGGCGCGGCGACAGAAACCGCTATCACCACCACAGCGGAAACATGGCAGATTGATTTTACCGCGCGTTTGACGGGCATTGATGAAATGCAACGCCTGATTAACACCGACAGTTACGGCGAGGCGGCATTTTTTAATGATGGCTTTGCGGTGATCCGCAGTGGTGACAAATACACAGTAAAAAAAGGGCTGGCTTATGTGGGCGGGTTGCGTGGGGTACTGGCATTTGACCAGACCTTAAACAGCCTGCGCAATACCCGTGTGTATGCGGACTTTAGTTATCAGGGTAATCTGGTCAGTCAGTGGAAAACGGGGGTGAAAATCACTGCGACGAATGATCTAAAAAACTATGTTGATGTAGCGGGATATCCGCATTATGTGTTTGCCATTGCCCGTATTGATGGTAACGGTAATGTTACTGACTTACGCCATCAAGGGACATTAAGTGACCGTGATATTGCAGAACTTAACCGGGAACTTGAGCGGGTTAAACAGGATTGTGCGGCTAAACAGCAAGCATTGGAAAATAGTGTAAATGGGAAGCAACCGCAGGGCAATTATGCCACGAATATTGCGCTAAATGCTGTTAATGAAAATGCAGTACCTAAAAGCCGAAGTATCAACGGCAAATCATTATCAGCCGATGTGGTATTAGGTGCGGTTGATGTGGGTGCATTTCCCAAAGGGGCGGCAGCCGTTGTAGAAGGAGACGATGCCGTACCGTGGGATGCCGCGTCCGGGGCTTATGTTGCCAAACAACCGGGAGGTACCCTGCTGGTTGTCCACTTTAATGTGAGTCAGGGCAGTACCCCAGCCCTACAATTAAAAACCCAATACAGAAATGGTAGCATCGCTTATCGTTCAGCCAGGGATAGCTTTGGATTTGAAGAACCGTGGACAGAATTCTATACCACTAAAAATAAACCCACGGCTTTTGATGTTGATGCGGTTTCTGCATCACGTGGAGGAACGTTTCATGACCATGTTCGTTTTGACAAGCGTGTTATTGTGGGCAGTAACGACACTTCACCCATGGTGCTAAGTTCTGAAAAATCAGCAGCATCGCCTGTCAATATACATATATGGGGCAACGCTGCCCGGGGGGGAGATCGACACACCGTATTGGAAGCTGGCGACAATCAAGGATGGTTCTGGTATAGCCATCGGCTAGGCAATGGTGGGGTGCAATTTTCAGTAAACGGAAGCATGTTACCTGAAGATTACAGTAACTTCGATAATCGTTACCTGCAACACCATCAACACAATATTCCTGTTGGCGTACCGCTACCGTGGCCTAATGCTAATCCGCCTGCGGGTTATGTTGAATGTAAGGGTCAACATTTTGATCCGGTAAAGTGCCCAAAATTGGCAGAAGCTTACCCGTCCTGCTATTTACCCGATTTGCGGGGCGAGTTTATCCGGGGATTGGATAACGGGCGCGGTATTGATTCTGGTCGTGGCGCGTTATCGTGGCAAAATCAACAGGTGCAGTATCATTCTCATTTAGGGGGACATGGTGGAAGAGCTGGGGGGAATTTTGGTATCACCACACAATGGAAATACGCGGGGTCATTTCATGATGATAGTAAACAACCCTTGCCAATGACGAATAACGGCAGTGATTTTGACGGTTTTACCAATAACGGCGCTATAGGAACTGAAACCCGCCCGCGTAACATCGCCTTTTTATATATTGTGAGGGAAGCATAATGAAATATGCAACGAATATTAAAACAGCAGAATTTAATGAAAATGGTTTTGCTCTATCTAACGGTTGGGTCACCGTTTATCGTGCGAATACAGAGACAGGTGAATACCTTTGTGCAGACATGGAGCGTACCGTTTTGGGTTTTAGCCTGTCCGCTGGGGCGTATCTGGATGAACCCACATTGCCAGAATCCGATAATGTCGCGGTTTGTCGCAGCCCCGATGGCTTGTCATGGGGACATGTGCCGGATTACCGTGGGAAGACGGTTTACCATATCAAAAACCGAGAGTCGCGAGTGATACAGCAACTGGGATCGTTACCGCCTGAGTTGACGCTGTTAAGACCCAATACTGATTTTGATGTCTGGAACGGTAAAAAATGGGTCACTGACTTTGCCGCACAAAAAGCCAAAAGAATTGAATTAGCGGAAAGACAACGTGCTCAATTGCGCCAGCAGGCAGAAGAGAATATCAGGCTGCTACAGTATGCCATAGAGACTGAATTAGCCACAGAGAGTGAAAAACGGGTATTGATTGAATGGAAAAAATACCTCGTTGCCTTAAGCCGTCTTGATATCTCAGGAACAACGGATATTACATGGCCGGAACAGCCCAATGTGGCAGCGTAAAACCCTGCAACTGTCCCCGGCGCTATCGGGGATATCGGCCACCATTATGTCCGTACACCCCTTTATCTATGGCACCGGGCAGCAGACAGACAGCGGCAGTTACCTAAGCCCAACTAACGCGATTGACTATCTGGCAAAGAAAATTACAGGGGCCGGAAACATTAATAGTCTGGTTATTATGATTTGCGCCAAGACCCATGATGAATTTATGCAACACCTCACGCAATTTTCATCGGTGCTGCCGTTGCCAGCATTTGCTCAGGTCAAACGGATGGCAAAAACGGCAGAAAGTTTGACAACGACCAAAATGCAATTGCCGGGCCAGCAGGGCGGCGGTTTGCCGCTGCCTCAGCCGTTGTCAACCGCAACCAGCCGCTTGGCCGTCAATGCGCAACGGATAGAGCAGGCCAAAGCCCAAGCCAGTGCGGGCAGCAGCCTTGCGGGATTAAAATCCCAGTTAAGCGGGTTTACCACGGCAAGGCAGAACGCCTTGCAAAAGGTGACGGATGCCCTGAGCGGTATCCGGGATAAATCGGCCAGTGTCTGGACGTTTTCAGGGAAAGGAGACGGTACACATTTGGCGGAAAAACTGCGGCAGAATATCCCCGAACCCGATGCCGTTTATACACTGGCCACGCTGTTTATCGGGGACGATATCCGCCCATTAGAAAGGATGCTACACCATGAGCCAAATTATCACCCTCGCCCTTGATGGCGAGGCTATCCCGCTAAAAAGCCTGACCGTCACGCCCTCTGTGATGTTTCAGGACAGCGACCAGAGTGGGCAGTCTTCCAGTACCGCCGTCGCTGAACAGGGCATCAAGCCGAAAGAACTGCGTATCACGGGCATTATTCCCTTTACTGAACAGAAAACCCTGTCGCGCCTGTTTGCACTGGCGGAAGCCAAAGACAACGGCAACCTGAAACGCTACCGGGTGGCGAATCTGACCGCACAGGCCATTAACTTTCGCATCGGCACCTTTACGGGCACGATGGATGCCAGCAAGGTGGACGGTAAACAGGCATGGCAGGTCACGTTTACCTTGCGGGAGCATTTATCAGTGGCGGAGAAACGCGATGCCCGTGCCACCGGCGCGATTCAGGCGAAAAAACAGACCGGACAGGGCGGCACGAAAGCCGGGGAAGACCCGGAAAAATTAAGCTGGTTCGAACGCGAGGTATTGAAACCCATTAATGATGGCATCGGAGGCGCAGGCGAATGAAACCCATCCAGCGGCTCTGCTTATCCGGCGATGAGGTGCATGTGGTGGATGCCAATCTCATGCTGGAACTGTCCGCCTGTGGCCGGGGCTTTATCACGGCGGAGACCACCAACGATTACACCGGGAAACTGGTGCGCCTTGATGTGGGCTATACCGATTTGGTACTGCGCTGGTTTACCGGGTATGTGGAACGTTCACAACCTGCCCAGAACGGCTATCAGCGCCTGTTTGTACGTGAACTGGTCGGCGTGTTTGATAAAGTGTGGCCGTGTTCATTTCAGCACCCGACGTTACGCCAGATAGTGGCGTGGTTGCAGGAACACAGCGGCCTGACGTTCACGCTACCGGATGCCCCTTATACCGATAAACCCATCCCGCACTACACCCATAACAGCACGGGCTATCAGTTACTGGGCAGTCTGGGGCAGCTTTTTGCCATTGACGATTATCTCTGGCACCAGTTGCCGGACGGTTCGGTTTATCTGGGCAGTTGGGCACATTCGATGTTTGCCGAAAAGCCTGTCGAAATCCTGAATGAATTCAGCCAGAGCCAGTCGGCAGGCAATGCCATGACTATTCCCATGATCCAATCCCTGCGCCCCGGTTTTGTGGTCAATCAGCAGCGGCTGACCAAGGTCAACCTGTTGAATGAAAACATGGGCATCACATGGCAACCGAAAGGCCAGACGGAGAACAAAACCCCTGCCCAGCGCCAGATTGATGCGGCTTACCCTGAATTATCCGCCGGGCTGCATTTACCCCAATTTGCCCGCATTGAGGCACACACTGAAAGCACGGCCAGCGGCGATATGTCTGACCCGTTCCGCCCGCGTTATGCGGTCGATGTGCAATTGCTGGATGATAACGGCAAGGACGCTGCCGCCCCGGTTTATCGTGCCGTCCCGCTGCCTCTGCCGATGGCAGGCGGGGAATCGGGCATGTTCCAGTACCCACCCATCGGCACGGTGGTTGAAATCGCGTTCGAGGGCGGACGACCAGACAAACCCTTTATTCGCCAAACTCTGAGCCAAGGCAATACCCTGCCGGATATCCAACCCGGCGAACAATTGCAGCAGCAGCGGGCGGAAGTCTCGCAGCGCGTCACACAGGAAGGCAGCTGGATACGCCAGACTGACCAGACCATCAATGAATCCTCTATGCACCGCGAAATCAGGGCCGATACGGAAACGCGCACGGTGGTAGCACGGGATACCACGGTACAGGCGACGGATAAAATCACGGTCTTGGGCACGTCTACGCTATTGGCGGGTGCTGTCCAGCAAATCGCCGAGGGTGACTACAGCGTGGCAACCTCATCGAATTTCGTCGCCAGTGTCGGGAAAAATGCCAATATTGAAGTGGGCCAAACGCTGATAGAGAAAATTGGCCTGCTGAAACAGAGCATTGCGGGCGTTAAACAGGAAATTGTTGCACCTGTAGTCTGGGTGGGCAGCCAGCAACTTAACGTTATGACCCTGATGTTAGACACGCTGGATGTGGTCAGGGAACTGGCCGAACTGACCGCCGCCCATACCCATCACAACACTGGTACACCGGAGAACGCTAGCGCGATAAGGAACACGGCGTATAAATCCGATGGATTGAAACAGAAATATTCGCCCGTGATTGGGTGA